TTGCCTCTGCTAAAGCTCCTCCACAGGTCCGTATATATCTACGATTGATTTGGTTTACACGATTTTTTAAGGTTCTACGCTTCATACGTCTAGATTTAGACTTGGACTTAGGCTTATACGCGTTACGTGATTTCATTATAAAATAATACGATATAATATTATTTTCTAATTGTAATCTTCTACGAATATTCTACTAAAAGCTATATAACCTAAACATTCTCTATTCTCTTTCTTTTAACGTCGGCGTCTACGCGAATTTCGCTTATTCTTGTTGTTTCGGTTGTTTCGGTTGTTTTTTGTGTTACGGTTGCGATTGTTAGAAGCATTCTTCGTTTTACGGCTTTTACCCGTACGGCGTCTACGACGTCTGCCTCCATGAGTCACTTCCGTTACATTCCACATATTGTCTGCTTGAGTAGGAGTTACACCCGTTTCATCACCCATTATACATTAGTATAATATTATTTATTCATCCCTTGTGGAATTGTTCCTTAAATTTTATCTCTCTAAGAAAAGAGATTTCTCCGGGCTTGGACGAATAAGGCTTCCAACGCTTGAATTCGGGTATAAAAAGACATTGTACAGCGAAATCTCCTAAATATTCCTCTTCCTCCGAATCACTCAATTCTATCGTTTTATAGGTGGGTTTGTTCTTAAACGCATACTTTTTCATAAAATGACTGGTTTTAAAATCATTCAAAAGAGCGGTACAATAAAATTGCATTTGTTTTGTCTCATCCCTGGCGAATAACTCATAGACGTCCTCCATTTCCTCTCTGCGTCTTGCTAAAAAGGTACAAAAGGATTGATTCAAGACAAAGAGTTTTGCATGCTGTACAGATAATATTCCATATACGATATACGGCATATTAGATGCCTCTAGCAAATGACGTTGTTGTACCATCTTAGGTAAATAAAATTGTATACTTTCTTTCAATTCACACCTCTGAATATCTTCTAGTACCTTTTTCATTCGTTGTAACTTGTCATGCAAAGAAAGATGAACCGGTTCACCTTTTTCATAATAGATGTTTTCTACTACAAATTGTTGTTTTAAAAGGGTACCGTACAAAATAGTCCCTAAGGACAGATGTTCCTTAAAGGATACATAGACATGTGAGACTTTTTGTATTTCATTACCGTCTAGATGTAACAAAATACAAATGGGACGTTTGTCTAGAAAAGTAAACCAGGCAAATGCCTTCGGTCCCTTGACTATCAAAAGGCTTATACCAGATTGTATCATGGAGGTTTTTTGGTAAGAATCTAATGTAAACGTGGGGAAGGATTTACTGATTTCATCCATGTGTATTGTATTGTTTCAGTTCCTTTAGATGTTTTTCCAAATTTTCTTTGGTTTCTGACAAATCTACAGGTACGACTTCCCTTTCTTTCACTGTATCTTTTTCCCTTTCTTTTACTGTATCTTTGTCCTTGTCCTTGTCTTTTCCTTTTATCAACGTAAACACATCTATGTTGCAATAATAGAGACAAAAATGAAAGGCTGCGATAAAAAAGAGAACCATCATCAGAATGTTCATTACATTAAAAAGGTAAACATTTTTGGAAACACAAACGATTCTAATTTTCCATCCAACTCAAAATAACAACTGGTTTGGTCAAAACACTGTTTTCGTACAAACGTCAACCCTTGTCCTAAATCTTTCACAGAATAGTGTTCTTCACAGAAACGATGCTTATAGGGTATGTGGTACAAGATGTCTCCATCCTGAAACGTTGTGTAGTCTACCAAAAATTCATATTGACGATACGGAAACACGTCAAAATGATTTTGTTGAATATTCTGACGATGCAACTTTTGGGTATGATAATGATACATACCATCGTCCGTGTAAAACATTGATTTTGTATAGTGTTTATCGTATTCAACGTCTACTTTCAGTTCATAATCTTGGACCACAATTCGCATGTATGCATATTCAGAGAAAGGTTTAATTCTTAATCAGAATGAATATAAATAGTTTCACTAAGAAAGAATAGATGTTCTCCTTACTCTTGATAGAAAAGGATGGAACCGTCCGTGAAAAAAAAGTAAAAAGTTTTGATAAATTGTATGGGGTATGTAATTACCGGAATGAGGAAGGTTTTGAGGAAATCCATCAATGGAAAAAGGGAAGCCAATCGTATGTATTGTATGGAAAACGAAAAGGGAAGAACAACTGCGAAAACAAATACGTTTTACCGAATCCGTTGCAACAAGAATTACTCTACGGGAACCTTTGTCTGGTGAAAAGAACAGAGGAACTCCAATCCTTAACACTAGAAGAATGGAACAAGTTCTTGGAAACTACGATTGAGACAAAACCGGAAGAGAAAGAACTCAAAAAAGAAGAATATGAAGTTTAAGAACTAGAACTAGAGGTAGAACTAGAGGTAGAGATTGTATTCGTTTTAGGTTGAAAGTATTTTGCTAAGACATCATGATTCTTACGGGCATCATGATATCCATACAGATACATCTGATAAAAAGAACATTTGGGTTTCCGAAATCCAGCAAATAAATTCTTGTTGTACCTTCCGAACATCGTGGACGAGATGATAAATTTTTCATCTTTGATGTTCTTTAATTGCTTGTAATAAATAGCCCCATCTAACGTAAGTTGGTGTTTATAGAATAAAAACAATTGATTCTGTGTGACAAAGGGAACAAAAGAACTACATTTGCAACACATCGTCAAATCTTCAATAGATAAAAAGGTGTCGTAACATTTAAGTCCACTAGACGTGGTAATCCCAATTTGGGTTCCGCTTAAATCAAAATCATCATAACGAAAGGACGTATTGATATTATGAATACCCGCGTTCAAAAACTTGGACAAGGACACGCGAGGTTTATCCAAAGCAAATAAATTAGTCAAAAAGAAATTGTCTAGTTCGGGTCTGATTCTTAAAAAAATAGCACAAAAACTACCACATGAAAATCCGAGGATTTTTTTGGATTTGATTTCAAAATGATTCTTGATGTAATGACAAATGCCCATCATGTAAATACCTTTGTATCCGCCTGGTGAAATCACAATATCCGTATCTACCAAAGGAAGCTTTTTTGTAAATATTCTTTTTATCATATAGACAATCAAGAACAAGAAAAGTACCTTCATACGATAGACGAGTAAAAATTGAATATAAAATTAACTTATTAGAAAGAGGTAGAACATGCTTGTGGAATGCCCAGACAAGTTACGTACCAAAGTTATCCAAACGATACAGAGTCTTATCTCTTTGGATGCAATGCAATCTCGTAACATGGAGCGTAGCATTTATAATTACAGCATTGACAAAGGAGAGGAGTACAAAATCATTAAACGGTGGGATAATCCATTCTTCGTTCAAATTTACATGGATAAATTCAAGATGGTTTACTTTCTTCTCAAGAGAGAAGAAATCGTGAAAAAAATTCTAGAACAGGAGATTTTACCCAAAGACATTGCCTACAAAAATCATCGCGAACTATTCCCCGAAAAATGGGAAGCCCTCTTGGAAAGTAAAAAGATTCGTTTGGAAAACAAGTATTTTCCTAAGATTGAAGCGTCTACGGATAATTTTGAATGTCGTCGCTGCAAAAAGAACCGATGCACGTATTACCAAGCACAGACCCGTTCGGCCGATGAACCCATGACAACGTTTGTAACGTGTTTAGAGTGCGGCAATAGGTGGAAATGCTAATCGGTGCATGAAAAGGACGGGCTTCATGAAAAATAATATTGGATTACATATATGTATGTTCTGATTTTAGTTTCACTTTTTTTATTACTTCTATCTTTTTTACACAATAAGGTAGACAATAAAATAGAATCGTTTACTGAGAATGTGATAAACAAAGTCATCTACATTAACTTGGACCATAGAACCGATAGACGGAATGAAATAGAATCGGAGCTTGAAGAAAAGGGACTGTCCTTTGAACGATTTTCGGCTATCAAAGACGTGAGTGGAGCTATAGGATGCTGTAAATCCCATTTAGCTGTGTTAAAAAAGGCAAGAGACCATGGCTATAAGAATGTTCTTGTTCTGGAAGACGATTTTAAGTTTCTCGTCGACCGGCCTGAATTTGAAAAACAAATACACGACTTGTTTGAAGTCCCCTTTGATGTCTGTTTGTTGGCCTATAACACGAACGATTTATACGAATCACATTATCCTTTTTTATGTAAAATCACCAATGCACAAACAGCATCCGGATATCTAATCAAATCTCATTATTATGATACTCTCATATCTCATTGGGAACACAGTCTTCAGATGTTTCTACTAACCGGCGATGAACCTAAATATGCTTGTGACCAATCTTGGAAACTGCTTCAAGAAAGAGATACCTGGTATTGTTTTAAAGAAAGAATAGGTATACAACGCGATAGTTATAGCGATATTCAGAAAGGTATGGTGAGCTACGGAGTATAACAGAGAGTATAAAATTGACGACAGATAAAAGATTCTCTTCACAGTATATACCATGTCCATGTCGGAAAAGAAAAAGACCGTTGTGCTTACCACGCCTATCGTCGTAGAGCGACCACCCATCGTATACGAAGAAGCTATCAAGCCTATTCCCACGATTAGCACGGAACTTAAAACAGCCATGCAGCAAGCACGAGTTGCTGCAAAGATGAGTCAAAAAGATTTGGCGGCAAAAATGTGTGTGCCTGCGAACGTCATTCATGATTACGAGAATGGTAAAGCGATTCCCAACAATGCCTTTATCGCCAAAGTAGAAAAAATGCTAAATACGAAACTTCCACGACTCAAGAAGCTCAAACCAATTACGTCATAAGGTTGTATAGTATTAAGCAATATATTCTAAATCATTGACATTCCAATATTCACATTTACCATTGAATAGTGGTCGCATGATAATAAAGGGTAGTTTTTTTTCTTTCAGTTCTTTTTCTGCAATTAACGAATTATCCAAGAGGGTACTATGTTTCAAAGGAACATACGGCACAGAACCCTTGTTGAGTTGAGCGACGCGTAGACCTAGTATTTTTGTTTTTTCGTATTTGGATAGAATCGGATACGTTCGGTGGTGTTCATCTACGATAATACCTTCTGCGTTTCGTTTCAAAAGAGACAATTGGTAAATTTCATCAAACGGTTTGTGAATCTCTTCGGGATGAAATTTGACCAAATGATTTTTTCGCAGGGAATCTGTGAATTTTTCTTTGTAGGTTTCCATCACATCGTCTGTATCTTCATCCTCCTCCAAGGCTATCGGTTCATTGACCACATCGTCATCTTCTTCTTCCGAGGGTAGGTCATCTTCGCTCACCAACGAACCGGTTTCTTCCTCCACCTCTTCGTCTGTAGATTCATATTCTTCTTCACTCATTTTATATATCTTGTATACAAATTTATTTATATTCAATTTTATTCAGGGAATCTGGAAATCCGGAAATCCGGAAATCCATAATTTAAGAATTAAGGTTTCCAACTAGATTCGCAAAAGACGCATAAATAGATGTATTTCATTTGAACATCATCCGAACGAATATAAATGACATCCGGTTTTGCATCTTTCTTGTTACTGGGACAATCTTCCTTTGGACATTTGATGTTGTAGACATGCGGAAGTGACGGGTCGTATTTGGTGTATTCGTTTAGCTTGTTCGTCTTCTGTTTGTTTTCTTCGTAGCTTGAAATACAGAGGTTGGTCGTAATGACATTGGTTTCCTCATTCCCACAATTACGACAGTAATATATCAAGGAACCTTCTTCGGTGACTTTCATGTAATAAAGGTTGTCGCATTTCACGCAGAAGTTCATTCTTTCTATAGGTAAATATTGTTTATGTTCCTTCAATTTTAATATTATCTGTGATTTTATATACCTATAATATAATGGCCTTTACAAGAAAAAACAAAAACAAAAACAAAACAAAGAGACACAAAGGTAAGACGTATAAGGGAGGTAGTATTGTTCCAAATAATTTACCCATACCCCCAGCCCCAAAAAAGGATGGAAAGGCTAGGCGTGTTCCCACATCTGGGTTTTTTTCAAGATTCTTGGGTAAAAAAACGGGTAACAATGCTAATACAACTCGTAGAGGGAATCTTGATAAAGACGAACCAGAATTTACGGAAAACAAAGGAACGGTTCCACCTAAATCTACATTCAATCCAATACGTCTTCCGGAATCTAAATCTATTCCTAAACAAGAATCTAGTTTGACAACGACGTTAAATCAAAATGTTCCGGAATCTCCGAACAAATCATTGAACTTTGCATCAAACGAAACTAAAAATGTTCCGGTATCTAGTTCTAACAAACTGGGAAGTGAAACACCTACACCTGTCGCACCTGCTACACCTGCACCTGTCGCACCTGCACCAAAAAAAAGCAGTTTTAGTGTGTCTAAACTGTTTGGTTATAAATCTAAATCTAACCCTAAATCTACTTCTACTTCTAGTCCTAGTTCTAGTTCTAGTTCTAGACCGCCTGTAATGGAGACCAAAGAAATCGCTTATCAACGTATCCATGATACGATTGAACAACTCAAAAACGATACAAGTGAACAAGGGATACAAAAAATGGTAACTTTGTTCCCTGAAATCGCGCAGCAACTATACCCAACTACTCCATTGCCTACTAGAGAGCCTCTACCCCTTGTAGACCTATTAAAAAAGAAAACCGTAATTGATAAAGAGATTGATTACTACAAGATTGCTGATAAATCGCCTGAATCCTCTTTTAAACTACTACAAACGTTATACAATTTGTCAACGAAAGATATTTAAACAGGCTTAATATTAGAAATGTTTATTCTCTGCTTAGTATAATGGCGTATATAACAAGAAAAAAACAAAAAAATGTTCGTGCAACCAAACGTAAGTACACAAGTAAAAGGTATCTAAGAGGCGGTACTTCTGCGTCTAATATAAGTGAAATGTTCATTAACGGCGATAAAATTTTAACCCTCTTACGAAAAACGTTAAAAGAAGCTTTTGCAAACATACCTGCACTTCATCAAAGAATTGCAGCGTTAAAAGAAGAAAAAGAAAGATTGGCTGGGTTACTACATCAAGACACTACAGGTAACCATACAGATGCGATATCTGGTTCAAAAACGTTGGTCGTTAAACACGAAGAAGCAGTAGCGCTCTTACTTACTACATTTCAAGAATCTATCCAAGCAATCAAGGAGACTATCCTTACTAGTGAAATAGACAAGCAAATCAACGCTGAATACATTAATAGTTTCTTACATATTCTAGAAAAACTTGATAATGAATATAGTGACGTAGACTATACCAATTTCAAATATATGATTTACAATCTATTTATTACACAGGATTTGATTCAAAAAAGCGATTATTATATGGAAATTTATAATCGTCATGTATTACCTAATGACCTAGACGATACCGAGTTTAATAAACGGATAAAACAGATTATACCTCTCTTAAAACCCTCAGAAGGGAAAGATGAGAAAGATATACAAAACAGATTTCAAGGAGTGGTTTGTATTCTGCATATGATAAGGAATAGAATTTATAATAAAAAAGTTAAGGGGTTTACTGATTTACCACGTCTTGAAACAGGCATTCCGATAAATAAAATTATTTCATATAAAACACTAGAGGAAACGATTAAAAAGTTTGATACATCGCTTGAAAAGTTAATAGACCAAATTACAAGAGCAACGAATAATGCAGAAGTCTTAGCTACTTTAAATAGTTTATTACAATACTGCACGGGTCAACCAACTACAGATGGACCAACTGGTCTTGAACGAACTGCGCCGTTTCCAACTAAAGGCAGAACTACAAACAATATAGAAAGGGATGATGCCGTGGTAACACAATCCGCAAATTCAACCAGTATGTTCAATAGTATGGGGAAGGCGGTTAGTGGAGCATACGATAGTGCAGAGGGTCTGACTAGTAGTGCGGCCTCTAGACTACAGGGTATGGCCTCTGGACTATACGATAGTGCTGCAAGTGGATTTATTCCGTACTCTAAAGGGACTAAACCTCCTAGTAGGTATCCGAGTATCAAAAATGATGAAGATTCTCCTCCAACGAGTGCGGAAACTGAACTCAAACCACCTGAAAAAAGTGAAGAACCTTCTGTCCTTTCAAGAACGGGAACTCCATTGAATGCTTTCAGTGGGGTAGGTAAGAGTGCATACAATGCGGCTACAAGTTTGGGTAGTAGTGTCGCAAGTGACTTGACAAGTAGTGCTGCGAGTGGATATTCTTCTCTCAGAGATTCATTCGGTTCATTAGGTTCATTAGGTTCATTAAGTCCGTGGGGAACGGGTACGCAGAATCCCGAAAATACCAACGCTGTAGAAGTGGAGAAATCGGGTGGAGGGCGGTCCAAGCATTTTACACGAAGACGTATGAATAAGTCTAAAAGTTCTATAAAATATAATACTACTCTAAAATAATGTCGGAAAAAACGAACGCAGAAAAAACTAATTTTGGTGGTCCGACCCCAGTGCGTGTAGGTAATACACACGTTCTAGGTTACAAGAGCGCTAAGTCATATATGGACTACGCGATTGAGGGTGGGCCTAAAGAACTAAAATATTTAAAAGAAAAAGGAATAGCACTCAGAAGTAAGAATAAGAGTAAGAGTAAGACTAATACTATGGCTATGGCTATGAATTCTCCATTGTTCACTGACATAGACATAGACTACGTTGAAAATGATACATCAAAATCATTACTGCAATTGTTTGAACCTGATACAACCATTCAATCTTTGGATGAATACGATAGTCAAATTAACAGCGACAAATTCAAGCAAGTCTATCCTCTGATTGAGAGACTTCCCTCTAAGGAGGAGTATGCCTCCATGAACAAAACAGACCCGAATACATTAGACAAACGATTAAAACATCTGGCCTATATTCTCTATATGATTCGGAAGCGAATGAACCAAAGAATACATGAGAAAGCGACGAGAATTCATCCGGAAGCAAAGGTCATTTCTTTTCAACGATATGTAGAAGGATATGGAGTCATTTCTAAAAGTACAAGTAATAACTCTGAGTTGATTGATAACTTTAACTTGATATTAAATTCCAAGGACGAGAAACAATTGGAATATCTAGACAGTTTGTTAAAGATGTTGCTTTATTATCCAACCAATCAACCAAAGAAAAAAACCTTTCTTAAACGGGTCAATAATACGCTCAAACAGTTCGGAAAACGTTAACCCATGTCGTCCAAGGCCAATTGAATCAACTCCGACAGATTCTTGTAATTCAACACCACATATTGATTGTTAAACAATGTCAGGTGTAAAAACTGAGTCTGTTTAGGTTTCAATTTCTCCAGAAGGTGAGGTGCATTTTCTAAAAAGGTGGCTCGCATCTTTGGATAAAACACATGGAAGGGATACGGGAGGTTGGGTTTTTGAAGGTATTTTAAAATGGAGATTTCAATGTTTTTGTATTCAATCAATTGGTGATAGGCGTCAAAATTAGGATGCTCTCGCGTAATCCCCGGTTCGTTCAGCAAAGGTTCCTCGTTCAACAATGTAATCAAGGTAAGCAATATCGTACGAATAGACTGACATGCGCTCCATTTCTCGCCATCCCATGTATTGAGGATGGAGAGACATACTTTGCCGTTGATGTAGAGGTTTGGATTGAACCTTGTTGTTCCATCGTAATTGATGAATTTTACAGAAGGTGGAGAAAAAGGATAATTGGTGGGAAAATCTAGTTCAAAAAAGTAATATCCGTATTCATACGGGGTTTTAGACGGTCCAAGTAAACAGGCATATCCTTTCAGTGCATTTTGCTCGTCATGGCTGTAATAAATGTGGTCCATCGGTTCGTCTAAGATTTCTTTGACGTCTATCATAATTCTCTTGATGGCCCTGTTCATATGCTATACCTCTTTATATATTCTTAAATCTTTATAAACTATTATAAAATGTTG